GAACTTTATTCGATGGATAACGTAACAATAATACCATTTCCTTATCCACAATCGGTAATGCAGAATCGTGCCAATTTCGATGGTAGAACATTTTGTAGAATCTTTTCTGGTAGACAAAAAGTAGAATTTCGTCCTGGCGAATTCATTACATTACATACTTCTTCAATTGATATTGATTTTGTATTTTGTCATCAACCAGAAATTCTTACAAATGTTCTTTGGAATTTGTTGTCACTTCGTTATGGAATGAACAATACAGATTCCATGTGTTTTTTCCATTGGGTTGATTGTAATGCATCGAGTCCTGCACCAGCGTTTCCTCCTACATTTTTCAGACAATTTGAAGCCATTGACAGGTGTAGTAAGATATTTTTTCATTCTGATATGAGTTTGAAATATCTCATATCAAATTTTGGAGAAAAGAAACCTCATGTTCTTGTTCCAGAAGAAAAGATTTTGTTGGATAAAATTGCAAAGATGCCACTTAAAGCAAAACCACTTCCACAAACAAATGGTGAATATTGGAGTCCACCAAAAGGAATAAAAGTAATTGCATTTAATCATCGATGGAATGAAACTACTGGTGCAAGACAACTTCATAAAATGATGGAAGGACTTCCAGAAGAATATCAAGTTCTTGTTACAGATGAAAAAGTTAAGAAACCATTGTCTGGATATTCGCCAGTGGATGAAGGTGGAAAATTAGAAGAATTGGAAGAAGATAATTCTGATTCTGTTTATGAACCAGGCCGATTTAAGTATGCATACGAAGGAATTCCCAAATCACGACTTGGTTCTATGGAATTATATTCTGATTTTTTACGTGGTTCTTATGCATCGGTTGCATGGATTAAAGGATATGCAACATGGAATTTATCAGTACAAGATCCGATTCTGGTGGGAACGCCAACTTTAGTTTATGATTCACCTATGATGAGAGAAGTTCTTGGTGATAATTATCCATTTTATTTTAAAACAAAAGATGATTTTCAAAGAATGATTCAAAATGTGCCGAGTGATTTTTCTCATTCTGTACCAAAACATGATTATACATTTCGTGATAATTTGGTACAAGCTATGATGAGTAGTTGGCAACATATTAAAATGAATAGGGAAGGTTCATTTTGTAAATCGTGGTTATATTTTATTTTGAATGGTATGGAATATAAGAAGGATTTTTTGTATCAAACACATCCGATTTTAGTGGATGCACAAGGTGGAAATTCTTGGGAAACAATTCGTAGATGGTGTTTGCAATTTGGTTTGAAAGACGATCCAACTTCTCGCCATACTCGTTTGTTTATTCCAAATGAAGACATGAAGAACAAAGTGGAAAAATATTTAGAAGGATTTGATGGTTCTAAATATTCTATGAAAGAACATGAAGAATTTCATAGTGAATTAAATAAAAGTAACGTAAGATCAACTTTATCAGAGTTTATGTCATGAGTCCTTTTGATTTTGTAAAACAGATTAATCATGGAAAGATAAATCTGATGGATGAAACTCCCGAATTAGAAAAGGAGTATAAACAGTTCATTATAAATCGTGCATTGAGTTTTAATCACGATACAGTCCTTTATGCAAACGAAATGAACGTTCAGAATCACCTAGATTCGAAGCTTCAATTCGACTTTTTTCTAAATATAATCAGACCGAAGAAACGGTATGGAAAATGGTTGAAACGTGAAAACAATGGAGTTCTCGAATTAATCAAAGAATATTGTAAGTGCAGTTATGCGAAAGCGAGAGAATACTCTACTTTACTTAATGATTCGCAACTGGATATTATTAAACAAAGAATTGATACAGGTGGTTTGAAAGGACAAAATGAGTGAAAATATCATTCAAGCAATGATTGAGGTAACACTAAAAGAACCCGATGATTTTCTCAAAGTTAGAGAAACCCTTACACGAATCGGGATTGCATCACGCAAAGAAAAAACTTTATTTCAATCATGTCATATCCTGCACAAGCAGGGAAAATATTACATAGTACATTTTAAAGAGTTGTTTGCATTAGACGGCAAGACAACCAATTTTTCTGAAAACGATGAAGCAAGACGAAATACAATTGCCAATCTTCTCGCAGAATGGGAATTGATCTCTCTTGTTGAACCAGATAAATCATCAGAACCTACTGTGCCATTGAGCCAGTTGAAAATCCTATCTTTTAAAGAAAAGGATGAATGGGAGCTTACTCCCAAATATAATATTGGGAATAAAAGGGATTCTGATGAGAATGACGAATGATTTACAATTTTATAAATTATTTTCAGGTGTAAAAGACCCCAAACGAGCTACAGAAGGTTCCGCATGTTTTGACTTGTATTCTTTTTTACCAGACAACTCTACGGTTTCGGTATATATAAATCATTTTGAAGAGTTGGAAATAAGAAATAGATTGGTGCAAAATGGAAGGATACAAGTCAATTCTAATGAGCGAATTCTGATACCTACAGGACTTATTTTTGATATTCCGAATGGATATTCAATGAGACTACACCCAAGATCCGGCCTTGCATTGAAACAAGGTCTGACTCTAGCGAATAGCACGGGCATAATTGATTCGGATTATGTGGAACCTGTTTTTGCGATGATAACTAATATCAGCGGAACAATTAAATACGTAAAACATAATGAACGTATTTGTCAGGGTGAATTGTTTAAAGATGAAATATGTATCTTAGAAGAAATAAGTGAACAACCAGAAAGAAAAACTGATAGAGATGGAGGATTTGGTTCAACAGGAAAGGATTAATCTTGGCACATATCTTACACAAATGGACAGTTGCTACAGTTCAAGTAGTATATTATATTCCAGATTATTTACATATTGTGAATGAATTCGTGTGGCAAACAGAAGACCAAATACCAGAATTTCCACGTATAACTAAGTTTTTAAATTATTGGGACAAGAACATTGACGGCCCAATCAAAGAAGTATATATCTATGATCAAGGACAAAGCAATGTCAGAATGGTTGATAGAAAATTTAAATTAAATTAATATGAATCCAGTTATTATTGATGGTTTTTTGAAACATGATGAGTTCAAGAAATTACAAACTTATATGATGAGTCCAGATTTTCAATGGAGATTTATGCCAGTTATAAGTCATCTTAATGAAAAAGGAAATAAGTTTCAATTTGTACATTTGTTTTATCAGAATTGTAAACCCATAAGTCCAGATTATTCTATACTTACTCCAGTATTTCGAGCAATAAATATGAAATCATTGTATCGAATTAAATCAAATCTTCTTACCAGAACACCAGAAATAGTAGAAAATGACTTTCATTATGATGTTTCGGATTTTACACCAGAACAAGCCAAACATTGGACTACTTCAATTTTATACATTAATACAAATAATGGATATACAAAATTTGAAACAGGCGAAAAAATTGAGAGTGTAGAAAATAGATTGATAACATTTTCTGCAAATTTGAGACATACAGGAGCATCTTGCTCAGATGAACAAAGAAGAATGGTAATAAATTTCAATTATTTCACTTAGAGTATAAATAACAATGAAAACTAAATATAAGTTGATAGTGAAAGATGCAGGAAGTTATGCAGAAGATTCACTACTGAAACTGTATTTTACAGTTTTAAGACATCGCTTTCATCACCTATGTAATGGTGATGGATGGCGAGACTGAGGCTGACCATAGTGGTAGTCTCACAACCAATCTCAAGTCCTGTGCTATGGATTGAGATTTCTTCAACACCAACCTTGCTTATATAAGGAGGCATTATGGTAACATCACTAGCACATCACTCAAATTTTACCGCAGGCGATTTAGAACGATTCATGGGTCTTTCCATTGGATTCGATTCTATATTTAATCGTCTTGCAAATTTTCCACAACAACCAGAAGGCGGAGCATATCCACCTTACAATATCCGAAAAGAAGATGACTATAATTTTGTCATTGAGATTGCCCTTGCAGGGTTTTCGGAAAAAGATGTTGAAGTGGAACTTACGGAAAACGTTCTTCATATTCGTTCATTGGGCGAAAAAGGAAAACAAAATCTGGATACACCAGATTACGTTCATAGAGGAATTGCGAATCGCTCTTTCTCTCGTAAGTTTACTCTGGCCGATGACATTATTGTCAGGGGTGCAGAGTTTCAAAATGGTCTTCTTAACATCACTTTGGAAAGAGTTATTCCAGATGAAAAGAAACCACGTATAATTCCAATCACAAATCCAAATGTGATTGAACACAAAAAGAAGTAAATACACCTCTTCCCCCTACTAATATATACTTTAGTAGGGGGTTTTTTATTTTTAATTATTCGTAGGAGAAAAATTATGTTACCATTATTATTATTTAATGTTATTTCTAGTCTTGTCGTAGACAAAGCAACAGATTTAGCAACCGAACATGTGGAAAGTATGATAGATGATTTACTTCCAGCAAGTGCAAAAAAAGAATTAGATAAGTTTATAAAAGATGATCCTGCACATACTTTTACAAATGCCAAAGATGCATTGATGGGTGCGGTTGAAGGTAAATTGCCCATAATGAAAGCTGATGGGACACTTAAACCAATAGAAATAACATTTACAGTTTCGTATGATCCAACTACTGGATCAGTTGATATAGAGAAAAAAGGAGTATAATATGGCTGGAGACATAGTAAGATTATCAAAAAACTTTGCATTATCAGAACTGACAAAGAGTGCTACGGCAGAAAGATTGAATGTAGATAACACTCCTAATTTATATCATCTTGTAAGTTTAACACATCTTGCAATTAATATTTTGCAACCAGTTAGAGATAAGTTTGGTGTTATTACAATTAACTCTGGCTATAGAAGTCCTGCACTAAATGCAAAAGTGGGAGGATCTAAAACCAGCCAACATTGTAATGGACAGGCCTCAGATTTTGAATCTTTTTCCACACCGAATCCAGATCTTGCGTTGTGGATTACTAAGAATTTGGACTTTGACCAAATCATTTTAGAGTTCTACGATGGAGTCGATCCAAATAGTGGATGGGTACATTGTAGTTACAATTTGATGGGCAATCGTAGGAAAATACTTACTGCACTTAAAACCAAAAGTGGTGTAGTATATAAGAATGGTTTTGTTAGTAAATAATGAAAATTGAAGATAATTTTTTAGAACAAAATATATTCGATGAATTGCAAGCTCAAATGATGGGCAACAATTTTGATTGGTATTATAATGATGGTATAGATTATGAATATG